TTTTACGCTCCTTCCGTGTTTTTTAATTGTTTTGCGTATTCTTCGAGTGGCACACCTAATTTTTTCGCTATTGCGACCTGTGAAGATGTGAGTCTCACAGTTTTGCGACCAGGCTTTACGCTTCTATTTGCCGAAGCCACCGTCTGAACGGGAGCGGTCGTTTGCTTTGTTTCAGTATTACCAAATTTATGAGGAAAGTCAACTCTAATACGTTTGTCAACTTCAGCATAATACTCGTCAGAACTAGGATCATACCCTTCTTTTTCAGTAAGATCCTTATGTATCTCAAATGCAGTGTAAGTCATTGCTCTGTCAGATCCAAACCATGAGTTTTTTGAGGCCCATGCTTCAGCTCTTGGATCCGGATTAATTGGATCATCTGTTTGAGGAATGTTTACATTATTTGCTTGAGAGAGTTGTACAGGCTTCTCTTCCTGTGGTTTTTGTCTACCCTCTTTTGCGGCATCAAGTTTTGCATTCTCAAATGCGAGTGTTGCAATTCTTTTATTTGCCTCAACTTGAGCTTCTGCATTACCAGATTCAATAGCAGCTGCTAATTCTTTTTGTGCAGCTTCTAAACCTGACGATATAGTTGTCTCAAATTTTTTGATGTAATCAGCATCAGTTTTATCAAAACGTTTTTCCAATGCTAATCTTTTTTCTTCTACACTTTTAGCATACTCAACAGCAGCTTGTTCTCTTCTTTCTGCTTCTCTCATTTTACGAGTTAATTTCGCAATACGAGCTTGTACACCTTTACTGTAGTCTTCTAACTCACTATCTTCTTTTTTTTCTAATTTAGTTTCTCGTTCATTTTCATATGTTTTATCTGTTTCTTGTTCCGTTACTTCCGACTGTTCAATTACAGCCTCATCTTTTTTTTCTTCAATATCTATTGTAGCATCAGGTCCTGATGTATCAATATCAACTGTTTTTTTATCTTCTGGCATAGCTACTCCTTCCTATGTTTAGAACTCATGCAAGATGTCCTCTGGACTATCAATTGTTGCTAACACTTCGTCGTCGTTTAGCAGACGTATTTCCCCACCATCTATTTTTATTCTGCTACCTGCATAACGTGCAAACATAACCCAATCGTTAACTTTGCACCATGGTCCCTCTGGATATCTTTCTTTATCCTTGTAGCATTGTGGACCCATAGCTAAAACTAAACCACATTGAGAACCGACTTGTTGTTTCTCAAGAGTTGATTCAGATAACACTAATCCACCTTTAGTTTTTTCCTTCATCTTGTAAGGTAAAACCATTATTCGCCAACCTGTAGGTTTTGGAATTTTTTCTTCTTGTTTTTTCTCTGATTTTTTTACACCAATAAGATCATTTTTTGGTGTTAATATCGATGACTGTTCCTTTTTCATTTTGCTCCTTATCTTCTAGCAGGTTAGAGAGTTCCTGTAGTGTTGCCTCATAGGCATTTATTTGTCCTATTATATACTTATAATTTTCCATATTGTCAACACCTCCTGATGTTACAGATACAGATAAAGAATCTACTCTTGTTCTTAAAAATCTAATAAGTTTGTTAATTGCTGTTTCTAATTGCATTTTTTTCTTCTCCTTTATTAATTGGTTTAAAAATTAAATTGCCTGATATAGTAGTTTGATCTGAATTTGGAACAACCATGTGCTCTAAAAAACCAGGAAAAACTATAATAGAACCTGTTTTTAATTTATTAGGTAAAAATGTTCTTGGAAACAAATCATCTGCTTCTAACATATCAATAACATTTTTAGCTGGGTTAAAAAAAATAGTTTTAGGCGTCGTAACTTTTTTATAAATTATAAAACATAATTTAGAATTAGCATGAACGTGTGGTTCTTGATAATCATTATTTTTATAATTATTTTGCCATATGTCTAAAATACCTAATTGAAATTTAGAGTAATAATCATCTTTTATTAATTTACCAATACACTTAATTAAATACTTCTCGCTTTCTTTATCTAAAAAATTCTTTTTTTCAAAAGAAGTGGGAGTTTCTGAAACCCATTTTTTACCCATATCAGAAGTTAATTGAATTTGGTTTAAATCAACTTTGCCTACGTGAATAGGCACTGCAAATAAATCTATTCTCATTTAACATTTCCATCTTCTCCGTGCCTGTCGTATTCTTGAATTAGGATCGTTACGTGTTTTTGCTGATGACCTTTTTAATTGTCCTAGTGATCTAGCGCAGTATGATTTCCTACGATTAGCAGCTTTTGATCCTGGCTTCACTTTTCCAGTCACGGCTGTTTTTAATTTAGAACCGGGATTTAATCTTCTGTAGGCTTTGACACCGGCTCGTGTCATACCTGCTCCAGACTTTGTAGATCTAAAGTTTTTTTTATTTCGTGCTGGCATTTTACCTTTTGCACTTCCACCATTTGAAAAATATTGTGTATCGGGCTGACCTTTTTTATTAATATTTTTATTAGCAGATTTTAATGGAATTTTTGTTTCTGTTATGGGTCCACCATTTGATCTAGCTTTTCTTCCATCTTCAAAATTTCCAAAAAATTGATCAGTCGCTCCAAATTTATTATTAAAATCATTTCTAGCCATACATTCCCATTCTTTTAGCCATGAATCCACCACCCATAGCTTTTTTTCTTTTTGCAAATGTTGCAGCTCGTGATGGTGTTGGTCCTGTATTTGCTTTAGCTTGTTTTCTCTTTACGGCACCCGCACGCTGCCCTTTGGTCATCGCTCTTGCTTTTGCAATAGGCACGCATTTTGGATAATTTTTTCTTTTTTCGCCACCACTTCTTCCACACTTCGGGTATGAGCCATCCGATTTTTTGTTTGCAATATCGACCCAATTCTCTTTGACCCATGATCTTAAACCTTTTTCGGCCATTACGAATTCTTTCCGTAAGCTCTTCCTTTGCCTTTCATAGCAAGTTTACAACCTTTTGAACCAGCTTTTAGTCCAATTCTACCACCAGATTTTTTAAATACCATTTTTTTACCTCGAACAGAATCCTCCAATCTAGTTTTTTTCATTGGTGTTTTTTCATCTTGAAGACTTTCAATTAAAGCTTTTGCTTTAAATTTTCTTTCAGGAAACTTTTTTAATGCAGCTTCTTTTTGAGCAGTTTTACCCATAGGGTTAAATTTAATAATTTTTTCCTTTGCTTTCTCTAACTCTTCAGAACGACCTTTTGTAGTAATAGCCATTATACTTGTCCTCCTTTTAGGTATCTCATTCTAGTCATGTCCATAACTCCACCACCCATAGCTTTTTTTCTTCCGCTTGGTTTGATTTTACCTGAACATACTCCTGATGCATACATATTAGCATATGCTGATGGATACACTTTAAATTTTCGCTTCGCTGCGGCTTTACCTTTTGGACAGAGTTTTGCCATATTAAACCTTCTTCGCTAATTTAGCGTCTATTTTTTGTTGAACTTTTTCTGGTAATTTTGAAAAACCTTTAAATTTATTTGGAACTTTCTTTTGTTTAGGACCAAACGTTTCTTTTATTTTTTGAATGTTTGATTTTCTTGGATTAGGGCTACCAAATCTTCTATTAAGTCTATCTTTACCTTTTGAAACTCCAGACTCTGTAACTTTTTCACCTTTTTGTTTTTGTTGAGTTTGTCTTAATGCTCTAGATTGTTCGTCAATCATACTACTTACTTTTCCAACATCTTTTTTCATTTTACCTTTTGTTTTAAGAACAGTTTTATTTAAATCACTCATAGCTTTTCCTATTTTTGATTTAGGAACTTTTGGAGTCACTCCAACTATAGTTGCAACCGTGCTTGATTTTTCACCTTTTCCTTTAGCTAAATCAAAAAGTTTTTTTCCGAATCCTACAAATCTACCTGACATTATTTTTTTCCTCCGTTTCTAAAAATCTGTGTACCCTTTATACCATAAATTGACGCTACGACAAGGATCCACAAATTTGTGAACCATGACGGGAGCTGCGAGAACATATCGAAGAACAATTTTACTTTGTCCATTGCTCCCGGAT